GGAACCGCCCGCCGGGGCTGTCAAAGCGCGGGTAGAGCCACGGCAAGGAAAACACCCACAGAAAGAAGCAAAGCCCTCAGACACGCGCTGTCGTGGTCTGGGGGCTTTGTCATGCAGCGATTTTGTTGAGGTCAACAGAATCGTGTGGCTGAAGTGCAGCTCCCGGCGGGTGCTGCACGGTCAAAGGGTTTGGGATGCTGCCCAACAAGTCCTTGCAAGGCAAGGGGCTTTGTACATACAAAGACACTGCTTGCAGCGCCTATGGTGGTACCACGGCGCACTGCTTGCGAATGCAAGGCACATCATGCGTATGCTCTGCGGAATTTATCGTGCTCCGCTTCTTCGACAACGTCGAGGATGTACTCCCGCATATCGTTATCGTGGGAAGTTAAGAGGCTTTCAAACTGTTGTGTGTCAGACACGCCAGAGAAGTTGTAGACCGGGGCGAAGTTGATGGAGATCGGACTGCCCTCGGAAGGTGTGAAGTCGGAAGGTGTGAAGCTGGATGCCGGCACAACTTCCGCCGGGGCAGCGGTGTTCGCGGTGAGTGCTTCATACTCGTTGTACACTGTCCAGTCATGGCAGAGCGTCTGCATGGAATCCTCGGACAACCCGGCGGCTTGCTGAATGGCTGCAAAGTCAAGGGCGTTTTTGCTGACGATTTGCGTAAACTTCTGCGCTTCATCGAACGCTGCACGGGTCTCCGGCGCAGTCAGCACGGTTTCGCCGCCGTTGAAGTAGACCAGCTCCGGGCCTTTCTCGCCGACGATGGCAAAGCCGGGCGCAGCGGATTCCGTGCCGACTGCATAGCCAGGGATGTTGCTGCTGTAGCTACCGCCTGCTCCTGCCAGTGCGGTGGAAGCAGCGGAGGCGATTTTGAAGAATACGCTCTGAACACGGGGGAGCATCCCCTCTGCGCCATCCACAAAACCCTGAATGGTGGCTTGAGCGCTTTCCTTGGCTTCGTCGCTGAGGTTCATGTCTGCCACGCTGTCGGCCACGTTCTGCGCAATCTCGTCCATGGCATTACTCATGCCGGTTTCGAGGTCGGCCATGCTCTCGCTGGTAGTTTTCTGCGCCTCCTGCAGTTCCTGATAGTTCTGAACCATCTTGGCAAGGTCAGCGTCAGAGGCCGATGCCATGCCGGCAATGGCGTTTACAGAATCCTTGCTGCCATCGGCAAAGCTGGCAATTACGGCACTCAGACCGTCAATGTCAGCGGCGCGGGCATTCAGGCTCTCAAGATTCTGGTTGTAGCTGTCCCAGTAGGTGATCTGGCTCTCCAGTGCGGAGTTGATGCTGGATGCAGAGGTGGCAACGATTTTTTCAGCAGTATCCCACAGGTCATACTGTCCGCTGACGCTCTTCAAAGCTGCATCGTAGGCCTCGTTATAGGCCGAGATGATGCCCTGAATATTATCTTGGGCAGCAGACAGGGCGTTGGCAACATCTTCAGCACTGTCTGCGGCAGAATCCTGTGCATCTGCCATGCCGTTGATTGCGGTCGCTGCTTCCTGATACTCGGTCTGGGCAGCGTCTACTGCTTCCTGATCCTGTGCTATCGCCTCGGTGTAGTTCTCTACCTCTCTCCGGGCAGTCACAAGGTCTGCCGAATAGCTGAGGTATTCGCTGCGCAGCTGCTGCACATCCTCGCCCATGGAACGCCAAGGAATGTCCTGAACAGTGCCATAGGTCAGCTTAAACTGCTCGTCCGTCATGCCGAGGATGGCAAGCAGCTTATCATAGCTGGTAGCCATGCCGGCATTGGATTTCTCAACCTTGGCTTTTGCAGCGTTCAGCTTGACCTCGTTCTCTGCGCTTTCGCTTAGCACGTCCCGGTATTTCTCATACAGAGTGTTCAGATAGTCCTGCCGGGCTTGCGCCTTTGCATCGGCTACATAAGCATCTGTGTGCTGGCGCAGGGCTTCGGTGCCGCCCTTGATGGAATCTGTTTCAAGGTCAATGTCATCAGCCAGACCGGGCACCAGCGCAGACAGGCGGGCAAGGGTATCGTGATACTCGGTGTTCCCGGCGGTGTTGCCGCCAGTAGCCGCCTCGATGGCCTCCAGCTTGCTGATGTACTGGTCGGCAACGCTGGCAGTTGCCTCCATGCCGGACAAGGTGGTGTCATAGTCTGTGCCAGCCTCTTTCATGGCATTGCCCATGTTATGAGCCGCGGTTGTCAGTTCCTGCACAGAGGGAACTGTATCGTTAGCAGCAGAGGAAAGCAAAGCTACGACTGCTGCCACACCGCCGGCAGCCAGAGCAGCGGTGCCCAACACAGGCACAACGGTAGTCAGAGTAGGTGCAAGCGCCTTGCTGAGCTTAAGTGCAGCATTTACGGCGGTGATGGATCCGGCCAGACCTCCCAGCGTGACCGTCCCGGCGGCGATGCCCTTGACCACGCCGGGGTTTTCCTCGACAAAGCCCTGCATCCAGCCCAGAACCTGCGCGCCAACATCGTACAGACCGGACATGGCGGGGGTTAAATCCTCGCCGATGGCGATTTTCAGGCCGTCAGCTGCGGACTGCATCAGAACCAATCTGCCGTTCATGTTGTCCAGCATGGTGCCGGCCATTTTGTCGGCAGACCCGGCGCAGTCGTTCAGGGCAGCGGTGTAGTCTGAGAACGACTGCCCGCCCTCGGCTGCGGCTTCGCTGCACCCGGCCATGATGGTTTGCAACTTGGAATACTGGTTCGTGCCAGCGATGGTCTTGGCAAGGTTGGCCTGCTCTTGGTCGGTCAGGTCGCCCCAGACCACGGCAATCCCGGTAAGGATGCTGGACAGGGACTGCATATTGCCCTGTGCATCGTAGATGTTCACGCCATAGTTCGCCAGCTCGTCACCGCACTTTTTCGTGTTGGTGGCAAGGCGGGTGAAGATGGCGTTCAGGGCTGTGCCAGCCTCGCCGCCCTTAACACCGGCATTGGCCATGGTAGCCAGAACTGCGGTGGTTTCCTCGACAGAGTAGCCGAGGGAGGTGGCGGTGGATGCACACGCCTTGTATGCCTCGCCCAACTGGATCACATCCGTGTTGGAGTGAGCCATAGCGTAGGCCATCACATCAACAAAGTGTGTGGTGTCCGAGGCTTTCAGGCCGAAAGCGGTCAGGTAGTCGGTAACAATGTCGGATGCCTGCGCCAAGTCCATGTTGGCGGCAGCAGCCAGATTCAGCACCGGGCTGATGCCCTCCAGCATGGACTGGGTGTTCCAGCCTGCCAGAGCCATGTAAGATAGAGCGTCCGCAGATTCACCAGCGGTGAATTTCGTGGTCGCGCCCATCTCCTTAGCCTTGTCGGACAGGGCTTCCAGTTCATTGCCGGATGCCTCGGACAAAGCTTCGACGTTGCTCATGGATGCTTCAAAATCGCCTGCGGTGCTGATGCAGTCCATGTATGCGTCTTTGATTTCGCCGAGGGCTTTTGCGATGCCAGCCGTGGCGAGCACAGATTCAACAGCATCGATGGCTTCAACTGACTTCTTTCCGAAGTCGGTTGCGCCCTCTGCATCCTCGTCCATGGTCTTTTTGAGGTCAATCTGCTGGTCTTTCAGCTTATCGACCTCGGTTTCCAGCCGGGTGGTTTCTGCTGTCAGCTGTGTAGTGTCCACACCAGCTTCCCGCAGGGTGGTCCCGGTGGCAGCCAACCGCTGTTCATAGGTATGCAGGGAGGTCGTAGTCTTGTCGATCTGCGCCTGCTTGGAAATCAGCTTGTTTTCCAGCGCAGAGGAATAGCCCTCGGTCTCCTGAATCTCTCTCTGGATGTTGTCGTACTGCTGCTGCAACACGGCCAGCCGCTGCTTGGTGGAGTCAACGGCCTGCTGTTGCTTCTGGTACGCAGTTATGTCGGACTGCACTTTGTTCAGCTGCTGGATGCGGTTCTGCGTTTCCACAAGAGCAGACTGCGCAGCCTTGAAGGTGCTGGAGAAGTTGCTGTTCTGTTTGGCGGACAGGTTGAACAGCAACTCCCATTCTTTTCGAGCCATAAAATCCCTTTCTCTTGCCATATTCGATTGTGCTGCACCCGGCGGGTGCAATTATGCCCCTCACCGCGGCAAGAACGGCGAGGGGCATAATTCTATCAGGGAGTGCGGTCAGAATCCTTTTGGGGCTCACCCCCTTCCTTTCTCTGCTGGTAGGCGGCCCATGCTGCGTCCAGCTTGGCCTCGCCATCCGGCATAGCCATGATCTTGAGATATAACCGTTTACAGCCTCGTGCAAGTCTGGCAGTGTCCTCCGGTGAAATCTCATCAAGGTGAATACGAATATCGTTGTCCATAGTTTGCCTCCTAGCATTATGGTGTACAGATTGCACTAGAATGGCGTAACGAAATGCTAAAATTTTCGTACTCTAACTGAGTGAGATTCGGGGTCGACGAGCCCGCTAAGGGCTAGGGTGCCCGTTCACAGTACCTTGAGGGGCGCGGGGCTTGAGGTGGGCTGCCGGGTGTGATAGAATGGCTGCGGGATGTGGTCTGTCAATCGCTCCCGCTTGGCTGCCTTGCGAGTTCGCTGCTTGCATGGCGGCCTTTTGTTTTGCCCTATGGTCTGCCCTTTGTTTGCCGGAACGGAAAGACGATGCTGTTTGCCGGCCGTTTTGCGTCCGAGGTGATGATCTCTTGGGCGGCTTGCAGAGCCTCATACCCGCCGGGCAGAGCGAGGATACAAGCGTACAGCTGCATAAAGGCAACGACCAACTGTGCAACATACTCTTGTGTGATACCCTGCGGCGGGGCGTTGCCGGGTTGCTGCGGTGTGCCGGAATTGGGATTGCTCATGTGGTTGCCTCGCTCTCGCTGCCTTTATAGTTCTGATGGCGTGCGGCTCGGTATGCCTCCAACTCGGCCATGAGCTTCGGATCCTGTTGGAACCGCTTGTGGAATCCGAGAAACACGCAGCCGATTCGCTCTGCGACTTCTGGCGGGATCTCGTTCACATTGACATGAATGTTGGTATTCATCTGTGCCTCCTGTTTTTTCGTGGCGATTTTCGTTTTCTGTCAGGTAGTCGACTTCATCAGAGCGCGCATATTGGCCGTTTTTTGTGCTGCTGCTTGCTGCCGTAGGTTCTCACCCGCAAAACAGATGGGGCTGCACATGGACAGCAATCGGTCATAAATGCGGGCGTGAGCCACGTCCTGTGGATTCTTTAAGTCCGTTAAGGTCAGGTTCGTGGTGACGATCAGCGGCTTTTTGCTGCGGTAGCGAGCGTCAATGATGTTATAGACCTGCTCCAGCGCATACTCAGTGCCGCGCTCGATGCCGAAGTCGTCAATAATGAGCAGCGGATAGCTGCACAGCCTGTCCACCATATCGTTCCGACCAGAAAAGCTGTTGCTCAGGTCGTTCAAGATGCTGGCAAAGTTGGTCATTCTGACGGAAACCTCTTGCTCCATCAGAGCGTTCGCAATGCACCCGGCAAAGAAGCTCTTGCCCGTGCCAACACCGCCCCAGAGAAGCAAGCCAATGTTTTTGGTACGTACTTCTGCCCACTTGTCAACGTATCGGTGGGCGTGCTTCATCTGCAGGTTGCGGCCGTTATCGTTCGCAAATGTCCAGTTGCACATTTCAGTATCAGAGAATCCATCCGATTTCAGGCGGTGAACCAGACCGAGGTGCTTCTGCTCGTTGATGATTGCTTCCTGCTTCTCTCGTTCCACCCGGCGGCATTGACATTCTACCGGGTGGCGGTCTCCCAGAATCGGCACTCGCTTGTGCCCCTCAAAAAAGGCTTGCTTTGGGGTGTTACACTTTCCGCAGTACAGCAGACCATCTGCGCCGAAGTAGTCTTCCGGCTGTGGTGTTCCACCGCTGCGCTGGATCAGTGCGTTGATTGCTGTTTCGGTTTTCATAAACTTTCACCGTCCTTGTAGCTGTAATCAGGTAGGCCACCACTACGAGGCGGCTTCTGTCGGCTTTTATCTCGTGCAGCCCAGTTGCGCAGGGTGGCTGCATGGTTATTATAGCGTTTCCCTTTCGACTCCATGTAGGTTGACAACTGCTCAATGAGGCTGTCAACATTCGGGATGTCCTTGCGGAGTTTTTGGTACTCCTCGGCGGTCAAGAAAACATTGCCGTAAGAGCCATATTTTTGACGAGCGGGCTTTGTTCTCTCTTTAGTGTTAACTCTTATAGTTCCACTCTTATAGTTAGTGGTCGGAAATCCGACTGATGGTTGGTCGGTATTCCGACTGTCTGTCGGTCGCTTTTCCGACTGTTCATGGGTCGGTTTTCCGACTGACTGTGGGTCGGTATTCCGACCATTCGGCAGCTTCACATAGATGGTATTTGGAGCACCAAAGTTCCGCTTGGTCTCAATCAACCCTGTCACTGTCAGCTTTCGCAAAGCCGCTTTTATGACGGTCTGCCCCTTGCGAAGATCCTCAGACAGATTTTCGATGGAGTAGAAGATGTAGATGCGGCCATCTTCATCTATCCAACCGTTTTTCTCTGAAAGAGTAGTTCGGCTGTAGAGTGCTGCATAGACGAGCGCATCTGTCAGATTCAGATCCCCGCTCATGTCAAGCAGAAAAGAGGGGTAAAGAAGAAATGGCGGGCGTTCGGTGTCTTTGGTCAGATAGGCAGAGATAGCGTATCACCCCTTCCTGTTCGGCTGCATGGCTGAAAAAGATGCTTTGTGCCATGTCCTTACCTCCCGGCCACCCGGCGGATACCGCCCACAGCTTCACCCTGTTCCGCCGGGATGGGGTCACCTCGCTCAAAATACTGGGCCAAGCTGTTCATATTCACGAGCCAGCGGTGACCGGCCACAACGTACCGGATCTTGCCTGTCCGGCAGAGGGTCCGAATATAGGTCGGCGGTAGACCGTAGATGGCGGCAGCGTCCTTCACGGTTTTCATGACCGGGTATCGGATTAAATCTCCCATTCGATGCACCTCCTTGGTGTTACTTGAAAGTTGATTCTTGATGCCGTGTCAGCAGTAAAGCACAAATCGAAAAATAATGCAATACCGCCAAATTCTGATTGAAAATTGATGCCATGAACCATTGTTGAAATGAAGTCCTTTGCGTCAAAATCCATCTGGTGTCATCTGGTGATATCCAGTGTCACGCTTTGCAACGGATTACCTTGTTTTGCAATAGATTTACAGAGGGATGCCCACCTGATTTATGGATAAATGCTGCTGATTTTGCACATCAATAAATATTGATGAAATTGATTCATCAATACAATGAATGAAAGCGATTATGACTTGGCCGAAGAACTAAGCTGCTGAATGATTTGGAGGATTGCGGCCTTATCATCATCGGGAAGCTCCCGGCGGAGTTTTCTGGAAAAAGTTCCATCGGTCACACCGATAGCCTCGGCAACCTGCCAGAGAAAAACGCCAGCCGATGCAGCGGCCTCCCGGATGTCTTTGTTTGACTGCGCCTGTTTTAACATAATATCAACCTTTCTTCTCGTTGACGTTGACAATAGAACGTCAACAAGATATAATTTTGGGTGAACAAGCCTTGTTGCTGTTCTCGTTGATGTAATTATAAACTTTTGGAGAACAAAAGTCAATAAAGTTCTCTAAAACGGAACAAACGGAGGCGAATAGCTGTGGCAGTAGAGGAAAAGCGAAATATAAACGAAGATTTTGGAAACAGACTAAGAGAAATCATTGAAAAGAGAAAGAAAGAAACAGGACAGAATCTTCGGGCTGTGGCAAAGGATTTGGATGTGTCGCTTGGTGTCCTGTCAGATTGGCAAAACGGAAATAAGACCCCACGAGGGGATTCTATTGCGAAGCTTGCCAAGTATTTTGGTGTATCAGCGGATTACCTGTTGGGTTTGACGGAAGCCCAAACAGTAGACACAGATTTAAGGGCGGTTGCTGATTATACGGGACTGACGGAAAATGCGATTTTGGCGCTCAAAGATTCGGAAATGTTTGAGTGTTACGATAGAAGTCAAAAGAAAATATTGTCTGATATGCTTTCAGATGAAAGCTGTTTGCACCAAATTGTAAATAGCATTTATCTTTACTTGAAAGCAACTGAAGAACAGGTGCATGAAGCAGAGGAACTGTTGAAAGGGGAGGCGGAATTGGATTTAAGAGGTGCTGATTCATCAGATATGGAACTTTGCCTGTTCAGAGCATCAAGAGCGGTCGAAGACTATATGAAGCATCTGAAGCATGAAAAACTGAAAGAACTGTCTGTTGAGGTGGATATAGAAAATCTGTAAAGCAGAAATGCTGATGCGAGGAAAACAGTATGGCGAAAATCATAAAGCGCACAAAGAAAGATGGCACCTGCTCCTACTGCATCCGGGTCTCCAACGGCTATGATCGGCAGGGCCGTCAGGTGCTGGTAAACCGCACCTTCACTCCACCGCCGGGCTTGACCGGGAAGAAGCTGGAAAAGGAACTGCAGCGTCAGGCAGATGCCTTTGAACAGGAAGTGCACAGCGGCATTTCGCTGGATGCGTCCATGAAGCTGGATGACCTGATAGAGCGATGGTTCACCGAGTACGCAGACCGCCAGCTGAAGCCAAAGACGGCCACCGAGTACAGAAAGCTGGTGCCGCGGGTCACATGAAGGTCAACCAGATACGCCCGGCGCACCTCATGGCGTTCTATGCGAACTTGTCAGAGGGCGGAGTGCGTCAAGATTCCACCTATACGGCAACGGCTGCGCTGCTGAGGCTGCTGCCGAAAGGCCAGCGGGCAAGGATCCGGGAGGACGCAGGGGTGGGTGAGGAAACCATGCGGGGGCTGTGCAGCGGCAAGCCGGTCAGCCATAAGACCGCCGAGAAGGTGGCCGATGCCGCCGGGCTGCCCCTGTCCAAAGCCTTTACCGAGAAGGTCAGGGCGGGCGGTAAGCTAGGCGGCAACACGCAGCTGCACTATCACCGCTTCTTGTCCAGTGTGTTTGAAAAGGCGGTCAAGTGGCAGTTGATTGATGAAAACCCCTGTCGGCGCACAGAAGCTCCCAAAGCGGCAGAAATCGAAGTGGAAGCATTGCAGGAAGAGGACGTTGCAAAGCTGCTGGAAGCCCTGCAGGACGC